CCAATTCAGAACAAATTGATTGCCGGACGGTATTTGCCACAGATTGGGGCATTGCGTGATTTGCCATGTATCGGAGGCTACGACGGTCACCTCCATAGTCTGCAGTGGATAGAGATAAGTGCCCTCCCAATCAGTCGGCTGACATCCGTGGATGCCGCCGACTGTAATCCACTTCGCGCCGGTTGCATTCGATCCAGTCGGCAAGGGATCGGCATTGGTGATTGTTATGCGACAGCCGACAGGAAAATCGGACGCGCTGGGCACCTGGGCAGCGTAGAACGCGCCGCCGCCGAGCACATAGTTCCAACCGCAATGCGCATTGTCGACGGTGACAGGCCCAGACGTGAAGGGTGCACCGTTCACAGTTGAAAGCAATGCGCGTTCCGGCGCGACGCTTTGCGGCACTGCGGCAATTGTGCCGGCGAGAAATATCGACAAGACACAACAAAATGCCACCGATGGCGAAAAATGCTTAATTCTCATCTAGTCATATGCTCGCGTAACCGCCTGGAGCGTCAGTTTGTGATATATGTGATCGTGCCGCGAACCGTCACGTTAGACTTGTTCGCGTTGGTCTGTTGCGCGCCAGAATTGAAGAAGAATATCGATTGGCCATTTTTTTGGAGTGTTGCATACACCACGCCTATGCCCGCCCCGCTATCCAATGCCATCGCACCGGCCACCCAGCTGAGTGTTCCATTCTTTGCCGCGCACGCCGCCGGAATTCCGCTGACCTGCGCGGTGTTCGTGTTTGTTGTAGTTGGATAAGTGATCGCAAACGAGATCGTACAGACGCTGCCAATTTTTGTGTAGAGCGTATCCGATGTTGTAAGCGAGAGGCCTGCTCCGCTTCCGTCGACCGCAGTCCAAGCCGTCGGGGCCGTTACATCGCCGAGGTCGGTTGTGGCTGGCTGCGATTGGTGCGATACGCCCGACGTATCGATCGACGCGATCCAGTTGTGGGCGAGCGACGCGATGCTTTTGACGCCGCCGAGGGTCGATGTCGTCGGCGTCGGCAATGCAGCGGCGGGCACGGCGCCGCAAGCCGGGTCGGAACTTGAACCTTGGCCGACGATGACTTGGCTGCTCGTGCACGGGCCGAGCGCCGCCTGCGCAGAGGTTCCTTCGCTTACGGGGATCGAATGTGCAGTTGCGATGGCGTTGCCGGTGCCGCCGCTAGGGACGCCAAGCAACCCCGATGTGGTCCCGTCGCGAGCTCCGTCCTGAAAACCTAAAGCCAGCGAACATCCGCCCGTGCCTGGGAAAAGGCTGGCGCACGCGGTCGCGCTATTGAGAAACCCTGGACCATTGCCACTGAATTGCGACCCGGTGCCTGTCCCGGCCAATGTCCAGCTACTAAGATCAAGATTGGCATTACTCGCCTGCGCGAAACTCCCTGACCATGAAACCGAACTGCCGATTGTCGTCGTACCGCCCGCCTGAAGATATGCGCCGCCGCTCACGTTCCAATGCACAACGAAGGATGTATTGTTGGCAAGCGTTTCGTTGCCGGGATTTGCGCTTGCCGCAACGCCCGTCACGGCGAGATGAGAGCCTGAGTTTCCCCAACTGCCCCATGTGATGTCGCTATAATCGCAAACTGCATTTTGCCGACACTGTATGCCCGGGCCGCCGCCGTTCACGTTGGTTATTTCAAGATTGTTTATCCCAGCTTCGCCGCCGTCTTGAATGACAAAGCCGTTTTGACCGCTCTGAATAGCGATGACGACGGCCGTAGGATTGGCGGCATCGCCATTTATCGAAGTGAGTAAGCTTGAACTGCCTCCTCCATTGCCAGAGACCGAACACTGATTATTAGAGACATCCGCCATGCTGTAAGTGCCATGAGCAAGCACTATATTCGGCGATCCCAAAAACGTAGCGATCTGCTTTACCGCTAAGCAGGCGGTCGGCAGCGCGCAAGCGGTCGCTGCGCTCAAACAATCGCCCGTGCCGCTCGGACTTGCATAGAGCGTGATGCCATTAACGGGCGAATAAGCGCCAGGATTATAGAAGGTCTGCCACGCGCCGTTGACAATTTTCACCCCAACCGATTGCTTCGGCCATAACGCTGCATAGAGATCGGTTGGGAAGCCCGATAGAGTTTTCGTGTTGGTGCTGTCCCCATTCTTGATCAGCACCGAACAATCCGATGGAAACCCCGTTACCGCCGGCAGCGTCAAGGTGAATTGCCCGGTCGATCCCGTGCCGGCCAGCACGGTCCCGCCGCAATATTTCGCCGCGATCGTGGTGTTTGAGGTGACCGGCCACGGCAGGTTGGCGTCGACGCCGTAGCCGAGAAACGTGGCGCCGGCGCCGAGGCAGGCGGCCACGATGATGGCGCCGGTCAATCCGAAGCGGCGCAACAGGCCGGACTGTTTGTTTGCTTGGTCGGTCATCGCGTTGTGCATCCCATCATAGTCCATAGCCGGAATTCACGCCATCGTTGAAGGGAATCAGCTCGAACCGCGATCCCGTGGGCGGCGACAGCGAGGTCGAGCCGTCGAACGTGTCCGCGCCGGTCGGCACCAGGGTCACCGCCGCCGATCCGATCAAAACCTTGAAGGTGATCGAGCCGACGCGCGACGATGCCGCAGGCACGGTGATTGTCAGCGGCGAAGTGACATTAACGTTAAGGATGACGTCGTCGGCCGTGACCGGCAAGTCGGCCGAGCTGCCGACGGCGCGTTGCTTTTCGGCGCGCCGCGCCAGCGCGAAACCGCCCGCCGTCGCGCCGTCGTGCACCACGGCGCGGTTGTTGGTGGTGTCGACCACGACCTCGCCCTGCGCGCCGGTGAAGCTTAAGACCTGGGCCGAGGTGCCGCGGCGCAGTTGGACCTGTGTTGGCGTTGTCATCAGGCAGCCTTTTGCCGCGCGCGGTCGGGTTGGCGGGCGGCGAGCGCGCGCGGCGGTAAATCCACCGCGCCGTCGTCGGTGCCCGGCAACATCTTTTCCAAGTCCAGCGCGCCCATGATTTCCTGAAGATCGACGGTACTGATGCCGCTACCGCAACTGCCGCTGATGAGATTGGCGCTGTAGGTAATCGATGATGCAATTTGCGGCGCATCCAAAAGCACCACAGAATCAGTGAGATTAAGGGCTGTCGCCCCGCCGTTCATGTTGTGCGTTACGAGCGTCGTGCTTCCCCTCTTATAGGTCCATTGCGTAACCGCGGAAGCACTGTTTGGCTGACAATTTATGACGAAGGTCATCCTGACCAGATTGACGGCAGACGTCGGCGCAATCGCTTGCGTCAGGCTATTGGCAAAGACGTCCTGCACCAAGTCACCCGGCTTGTGCACGCCGGGCCCAAACACCTGGACCTTGCTCGGCGTCGTCGCCCAACCGGTGCCGGACGTCCATGTCACCTCGATATAGCCGGCGATGCGGATGGCTTTGCCGGACAGGCCCCCGACCGAAGTCTGGATGACGCCGGCGCTGCCGCCGCCCGACGTGCCGGACCCGGTCGACTGCAGCGCATCTTCGGCCAGCGGGTAGATTTGCGCCGCGGTCGATTGGTTGCTCAACCCGAGCAGGATCGACGTGCACGCCCCCGTCGCTTCGGTCTGGCAGATCAGCTCGACCCAAAGCCTACAGAGGGCGGCGGTCGTGCATCCCATGGTGTTGCCGCTGGTGACTTGGAACGACAGCGCCGACGTGATCTGACCATAGACGATGCCGTTGGATCCGTTATTGAGTGTCTGCGATCTGAAATTGACCAACACCGGATTAGTTGGCGACGACGGATTGCTGCCGTTCACGCCGAGGACGGACACCGTGAGATTGTTGCCGGAGACGGCCGCGGCGAGCTGAAGATTGAGCGGCGAGCCGTAGCCTTGCGAGGACTGCGCCAAACCCGAGGCGCCGACGCTCAGCCCGACAGTCGACAACGCCGCACCTGTCGCGCGCTCGTAATGGATGATCTGCACGTTGGTCGCGGTCAGCGCCAGAACGATGGCGTAGTCGCCCGCGGCCGTGACGATGTTGCTGCCGTTGTTCGGCAAATTCAGCGGCGTGCCACCGGCGCCGGTGCCCTGGGTCAAGGTCAGCGCGCCGGCAAACGTCACGATCTTGATGGTGCCCGGTACCGCGTCGGCGTTGGCAAGCTGCGTGATCGCGGTCGTCCCGGTTACCGACACCGAAGAGGCCGGCACCGACCACAGATCCGTGATTGAGGCGCTGGCCAGCGTCGCCGGGACGCCGCCGCCGATCTGCACCGCATTCAAATGGTTGGTGGCATCGACGTTCCAGAGATTATTCCAGGCTGCGCCGTCCCATTGCGCCACATAGCCGCTAGAGGTGTTCCACCACAGCATTCCGGTTGTCTGCGAAGACGGGGCCGTGCCGCCGGCGAACAGGCCGAGCGCTGCGCCATAGCAATTGTTGATGTCCTGCACCAATGTGAGCCCCGACACCGTGCCCGATGTCGGCATGACGCAGATGGCGGGCACCGCCAATGCGGGAGCTGCCGCAACGATGGTAGCGGCGGCCGATAATGCGGCGAAAACCGCGCGAATGCGTTTGATCATGTCAAAATCCCTCGACCGTTATGTTGACGTTGTCACGCTCGACCCGCGAGCCGCCGTTGGTGAACGCAATGGTCAGCTGCGACAGCGACAAGCCGCTGATGCTGTATTGATCGCCCGCCGTCGGCTGCCACGACACGCTCACATAAGGCAGATCGTTGGCGCCCGGGCCGCCGTTGAAGAGCGCCGGCGTCGTGGTGCCGTCACGCCGGAAGGCGATGGTGAGGCCGGAGCCGCCGCTCGGCACTGTTTGCTGCTGATAATGATCGATGCGCGACGGCAGCTGCACCGCAAAGCTGAAGGCTAAAGCCTCGGCGATGGTGTTCGGGTCGCTGGATTGCAGAGCCAGCCGGAAATTCCAGGCCATTGCCGGATAGACGCCCGGCACGAACTTTTGCCAGGCGCCGAATGTCGAGCCGTCCTGCGACAGCGCGATCTCGATCCAGCCGTCGACATATTGGGTCGAGGCCGAGCCGAGAATGTCGGGATCGGTCAGGACGTCGGCATCGGCGAGAACATTCTGGCCGACGGGCACGCCCTGGATCTGGGTCGACGCATTCACCGAAGCCTGCACCACCGATCCGGCATTGACGATGTGCGCCGCCGGGATGGTGTAGTAGAGCGGCGTATCGGTGATCACGCCGCCGAAATCGAGCACGTCCGGCGTCGAGAACACGATGGTGTCGCCGGACAGAACGGTGCCGGTTACCGGCGCGCTGATGGTGACCGTCGCCACCGCTCCGGTGATGGAGCCGTAATCGATGTCGGTCGTGGCCGTGGTCGCAACCGCGCCGTAATCGACGTCCGCCGTCGCCGCGCCCGCGACCGAGCCATAATCGATGGCGTTGTAGCCGATCGCGGTGACGGTCGCGAGCGCCGCAATGACGCCGCCCCTGGTGGTATCGGCGACCGCCATGCCGACCGCAACGTTCGACGGCAGATAGCCGAACGACAGAACGTTGCCGCTGGCGGTCGCCGCGCTGGTCACCGCCGACTGCAGCAACGGATTGACGCCGAGAATATTTCCGGCGCCGCCGAGCCGCAAGTTTCCGGCATCGACGCCGATGCCGTTCTGGAACGTGCCGGTCCAACCGGTCGCCTGTTCGTCGAAGCCGGCGAGCAAGTTGAGCGACAGCTGGTTGCCGGAAATCTCGATCGACGAGGCATTCTCGCTATAGACGATCAGCCCCGCGACCGGCTGGCAGCGCGCCTTGATGAGGAAGGTGCCGTTGCCTTGCGCGATGAACGGCGGATGCGCCTGCGAGCGAATGAATTGCGCATTGTCCCAGGCGGCGCCTTGGCGAACCTCGTAGAGAATGCCGTTGCGAAAGTCCTCGATCTCGTCCCAGTAGATCTTCTGAAAGCCTGCCTCATAGTTGGTGTAGAGGTCGGCGACGTCGGGCAGCGGCGACGCCAGCGCCGCGCCGGTGATGGTGTACGCGAACGCGGTGCAGTCGGCGAGCGATTGCGTGCCGCCGCCGTAGACGTTGAAGCTCTGGAACTTCAGGTAGACCGTGTCGCCGATGCGGCTTTGATCGTAAGTGTAGGAGAAGAACGAGCCGTCGAGCCGCGCGAATTTGGTGCCGGCCGGATGGTCGACGATCTCGGCTTCCGTGCCATAAGCGCCGCGCACCAGGTAATTGAGATTGTACTTGTTCGCGGCCGTCAGCGTCGCCGTCTCGTAAGAGACGATCTCGCCGCCGATATAGCAGCGGTTGTTCAGCGCCGCGGCATCGGCTTGCGTGCCCGACGACAGCACGCCCGCGCTTTCGGTCAGGTCGACCGACAGCGTGTTGGCCTGGTCGATGGTCTGCCCGCTGACGCTGACGCCGACCGGCGACAGGTCGGCGGTGGTGAAGCCGATCCGCGCCGACGCATTGACAGTGCCGATCTGGCTATAGTTGCCGTCCTGTTGATAGGACAGCCAGATATTGCAGCCGCCCCAGAGCGGATCGGTGCTGCACGCTCCCGCCATGATGGCAAGGCCGCCGCCGAGCTGGTCGGTCGGCTCGAAGATGAGGACGTCGGCGACCGAGCCCGGATCGACGTTGCGGTCGTTCGGCACATTGATGACCGATGTCGTCGCGTATTTGGTGGCGGTCGCATAGCCGAGCGGAAACTCTTCCGCGGTGATCTCCAGATAGCCGTTCTCGTTCTCCTCGATCGTGGTGATGCGGATCGGCGTCTTGTCGAGGCCGAGCACCGTGTCGGTGACGGTCACCAGGTCCATGGGATCGAGCAGGCAATATTCCCAGGATAGGCGGAACTTGTAGGTGTTGCGGATATAGACCGCGCGCTGCAGCATCAGCTGCGCCGAGATCAGGGCCACGCCGGTGTCGCAAATCTCGTGCGCCGTGACGGTCGGCGCGATGCGCTCGCCGCGGCCGCCGCCGAGGTTTTGGCTGGTCAGCTCGATGGCGTTCTGATCGCGCGCCTCGACCGGGGTGAGGTTGTAGGCATTGTTGCGATCGGCGCATTCCACGCGCCAGACATTGTAGGCCTCATAAGGATCGGTGCGCGACACCGTGAGCGGATCGGCGTTGTTCTCGACGATGTAATCGTCATCGCCGAGATCGTAGACCGGCGTCACGTTCGGATCGAACGTCACGCCGTTGCCGGTCACGGCCTGGTCGCCGTAGGGAATGAAGCGCAACAGGCCGCCGGACCACACCGCCGCGGTATTGGTCAGCTGCAGCCAGCGGTTCAGAATGCTCGACGCCGTCTCGGCATCGGTGAGCGCCGGGCTGAATGCCAGGCCGACCGCGCGGCAATATGTCTGGTACGATGCGTCGCCGCCGGAGCCGAACAGCGACGCCGTGTCGATCGAGGCCGAGGGAAAGCCGACGCCGTACTGCGCGTTGGTCAAAAAGTCGGTGACCACCTGTGAGGGGTCGGCATCCACATAGACAGTGCTGTTGGGATAAAACGTCTGGCCGTAGCCCGTCGCATAGCGAAACCCCAACACCTCGAAATTGTGATTGTCCAGCGTTGCCTGGTCGCTGAGATCGTATTGCGCGGCGGCCGCATAGGCCGTGCCCTGATAGGCGAGCGCGACCTGGCCCAACAGCGCGGCCTCCCCCAGCGTCGGCTGATTGACGGCAAGAATGCCGACGATGGAATCGATCGCGCTCGGTGTCGCCAGATAGGACCACACCGTCTGCGGCGTGGTGCCGGGAAACAGCGACAGCCCGAGCCCGCCCAGGTTCGTCGTCGACTGTCCGCGCCAAACATTTCCGACGCCGGTAATCGGCCCTTCGCAGATCGCCAGGATGACGTCAGCCTTGTAATCGTATTGGCCGGTGTTGCTGCCGCCGCTGTTGAAAAGCCCCTTGCCGCCGCCGCTGCTGCTGCCGACCGCAATCGCCCTGAAATTGGCGTACCAGATGACGTTCGGCGCGAGCTTGCTGGTTCCCCACACGATCGGGATCGGCAGCGCCGAGACCGCGGTCTGGATTTGCAGGCCGGTATAGTCCGGCGTCACTGCTGGTTTTGATCCGCCGCTGCGGAATATGCTCATGGCCTGCGCTCATGATTTCTTGGTGCCGCCTTTTTTGGCCCAGACGCTGAAAAAACGCGGCTTGCGCGCCGGATCGGCAAGCACGGCGTTGCGCGCGACTTCATCCTCGATGACAGTGCGCGCCTGGTAATAGGCGTGGACGATGCGCAACGGTGCCGCCGCGGTGACGATGCCGCCATGCGAGTAACAGCGGCCGTAACGGAACACCATCACGTCGCCGGGCAGCGGCTCGGTCGCCTCGGCGCTGCGATCGAAGATGAAGCCGAGATAGCGCTCTTCGCTGCGATGCAGATGCCAGTCCACCGGATAAGGCCGCGGGTCGAACGGCGTGCACAGCTTCAAGTCGACGAAGACACGCACCAGCAGCATGCCGCAATCGACGCCGACGCCCTTGATATCGGCGCAGTTGTGATAAGGCGTGCCGATCCACGACCGCGCCTCGGCCAAAACGGCCGCGCGTTGCGCGGCCTCAGACGACGGAGGACGGACGACGGACGACAGATTGTCGTCCTCCACCATCTGTCCTCTGTCGTCCGTCATCTGTCGTCCGATTCAGATCGCCATTTGCGGCGGCGGCACGTAAGGAAAGCCGCGGAAATTGACCAGATTGTTGAACTTTGCCTGGCACGTCGTCAGCGTGTGATCGCAGCCGAAGAACACCGTGAAGCCGTCGCCTGGCGCCGGCACGCTCTGCAGCGGATTGATGAGGTTCAATGAAGAGCCGTTCACCGCGGAGCCGACCGTCGCCGTCACGCCGGCGAGAACGCCGGACGTGAACGTGATCGTGCCCTGGGCAAAATTGGCGTTGGCGCCGGACCAATAGAGGATCGAGGCGGTCGATCCGGCGCCGACCGTGCCGCTACTGCTGTACGACGGCGATGTCGACGTCTTGCTGAGACCGCAGGCGCTATCGTAGAGCGTATGCAGGCAGGTCGGCTGATACATGTTGCGCGGCATGTCGATATCGAGCAGCACCAGATCGGAATTGACGGTCAGCTTTGCCGAAGTACGGCCGATCTCATCGATCGTGCCGAGCCGCCCCTTGAACAGCATCGCCGCGCCGATCGCCGTGCCGCCCAGCCGGTCGGAGAAAAACACCCGATAGCGGACGATCTCGCAGCCGTCGAACGAGCCGTCGCGCAACGCCTGCAGAAACGGCGCGCCGCCGGAGATGGCATCGGTCGAGCGCGCCGCGACGGTGATCTGCTGCTGGTCGGCCTCGAGTCCGACCGCGGCCTTGTATTTGAGGCCGTCGACCAGGATGGAATTTGCCAGATAAGTGACGCCCCCATAGCTGAAGGTCACGTCGATATTGGTATAGGCGAGCGTTGAGCCGCCTTGCAGCGTGAACAAAAAGGCGTCCGCCATCAACAATTGCGCGTCCGGGGCGGCGCGCGCCGCGTTGAGGTAGGAGATCAGCGCAGTCGAAGCAGGCTTCATCTCACTGCCCGCCCTTGACGCTGCGGAATTTCATACTTTCGAGCTTCCACAGGTTCGACATGAATTCCTCGAATTCCATCTGGTCGTCGAGAAACC